ACATAAGATGAAGGGAACAAAAAATCTTATGACTCGTAAAGAACGTAGAGAGTTAGCGAAAAAGATCGCAAAGCTCGAAAAACAATCCAATGAAAATAATATATCAGAAAAGATGTCTGAAATGGAATTGTTGGTTTCGAAATGCTCCATTGACGAGCTTTTACAAATTGATGAAATTATAACAAAAAAATATTTGACATCTTAAAAAATTTTTGATATAATATTTATATAATAAAGATAAACAGTATGCCCTGTTTACTTTAACAACACAACAATATTTTTTATTCAGAAAAGGAGAAATTAAAAATGGCAGCATCAGTAAAGAAGACAGCAGTGTCAGAGAAGAGTTTGGTAGTTTTGAATTATCTTAAGGATAACCAGGGTTCACAGATGACAGCGGCAGATATCGCTGAGGCACTTGGTATGGAGAAGAAGAGTGTTGACGGTATCGTAACTTCAGGACTTCAGAGAAAAGGTTACGCAGAGCGTATTCCGGCAGAGATCGAGCTTGAGGATGGCACACACAAGGCTATCAAGTTTATCCAGGCTACAGCAGCAGGTCTTGCATATGATCATGCAGCAGCTCAGAAGGCTGACGTAGAGGCAGCTCTCGCTGAGTAATTCTTACTACAAATAAATTATAGGGGAGGGTTATAAACTCTCCCCTATTTTTATAGTAAGGGTGGTGCTTATGATTATAGGCATAATACTTGTAGTTATTAGCATTATAGTGTTTATTTGCAGTTTTTATTTATATAAACATACTACAAAAGTAAACACAGAAAATAAAAAAATAAATTTACAACTTGAAGAAAAACAATTAAAATTAGCTGATTGTATTCTTACGTTGGAAAAGAAAATAAATACTCAACAAAACACTTTAGAAATAAATGAAAACCAAATAAATAACTATAAAAGAGAATTGACAGACTTACAAAATAATATTTCAAAGACAATAGACAATCAACAAGAGATGTCAAGAAAAGCCTTTGAGAATTATTGTGAAGTTTTGGATAATAAATACAAAGAGGAAGAAGAAGAATATGAGCAGCATAAAGATGCTTTACAAACCGCTTATTCAAATCTTCAACTTCAATTAATGCGGGAAGCAGATGAAGCGCGCGAAGAGCTAGCTAAGATAGAAGCAACCCGCGCCGCCGCGATACAGGCACAAATAAAAGAAAAAGAGATTGAAGAAAACTCTTCTTTCTATTGTTTGCAAGTGACTGATTCTGAGTTAAGAGATATAGCGGTGTTAGAGTCTATAAAGCCAAAGTTGAATAATGAACGCATACTAAGTATGTTAATATGGCAAACTTATTGGCGTACACCAATGACAAATCTTTGTAATAATGTTATTGGTAAAACCACGAAAACAGGTATCTATAAAATCACTAATCAAAAAACAAAAGAGTGCTATATAGGGCAGGCAGTGGATCTTGCTTCTCGCTGGAAAGACCATGCTAAATGCGGATTAGGAATAGATACACCCGTGGGAAATAAACTTTATCGTTCTATGCAAGAATTTGGCATTCAGAACTTCTCTTGGGAAGTATTAGAAGAATGTGAAAGAAAAGAACTGGACGAAAAAGAAAAATATTACATCAATTTATATATGTCAAAAGAATATGGTCTAAATACTCTTAAAGGGAACAATTAAGGAGGTGCATATGTCAGATTTTGAAATACAGGAAATTGACTTAAATGATCTTTTAAATGGAGTTACTGACAATTTAAAAGAGAATATAAGTACGTTTGAAGATGTTATCGCTCTTGAGGGCGGCATAAGTAGAGAGGCTTATCTCTATGATATTAATCCGGGAACCGGATCAGCTATCGACGGTTTTATCCGTTTCTGGAATAACTACGACAATAAGCTGGGTATTCCGGTAGAGGAAAGAAAGCCTATTAAACTCTATATCGACTCTTGTGGTGGATCTTTGACCGATACATTCACTATTATCGACTCAATCAAAATGAGCAAGACTCCGGTATGGACTATCTGCATCGGTTGCGCTTACAGCGGTGGCTTCTTCAGCTTTATCGCAGGTCAGAAGAGAATTGCGTATCCACACGCATCATTCCTGTTCCATGAGGGATCTACACAGAATGGTGGCACGAGTTCGCAGTTTGAGAACTATACACAGTTCTATAAGAAACAACTTGAGCAGTTAAAGAAAGTTGTCCTTAACAACACAAACATAACAGAAGAAGAATACAAAGATATTCGCAAAGATGATATTTGGTATGATGTTGAGGACGGAATTGCAAAAGGCTTTATAGATGAAGTCGCAGAGGAACTTGTATGAAAATAGAACGAATTTGGACAGGTAACTGGGAAAATGCTATCCATGGCATGCGTCATGCCATGGAAAGTTATGATAAATCAGATAGCGAGTTCGCTAACTATGGTACTATGATGATACTCGGTAAGAATGATCTTGATTTGGCACAGAGGCTTGTAAAGGCGGGAACCCCGCATGATAAGTTTATGCGCCAGATATTCTTCAGTGCCGACATCACCGCACCATTATATTGGTAGAAAGTTCATTTCTGACTGCCAATGAAATACTTTTCCTGCTTATCAGCAGGGGTCACAATAATGTGGCTAACGGGGAACTCACCCAGAGAATCCCGTGGGAAACTAATTATATTAAAAATTATAAGTTATGACCAAGATTTTACTATTTTAGATTTAATATAATTAGAACCTGTAGAGACTATCCCCTAAGCCTTCTGGGCAGGGGAGTAGGGCTACTATTGATACGTAGCAGCATTTTAGGAAACGAAGTGTTTTAAACGCCGAAATGGTATCCTCTCTTATGAGAGTAAAAGATAGTCCGAATTGGGAAAGAAATGGACACCTACAAGGTCGCAACCGTAGCGAACTCTACTTCTACTATGCACAAGCTATCAAGCAAACCTATTACTCTTGATTGTTTTGAAACAGATGATTACGATTCAGATCTAATTTTTGAGGAAGGCATTGATACCAGCGGAGATAATCCTTTTGATTATACTCGCAGTATTGCCGATTATGTTGGTACAGATGAAAGTAGTTATTACTACTCTGAAACTATGATCGGTTTCCTCGAATCACTTCGTCAGAAATACCTTGAAACAAAAGATAAGAGATATTGGAAAGAACTTGTGCGTTGGCTCCCCGAAAGTTGGCTACAGACAAGAATGTGGACAGCAAATTACGCAACTCTACGCCAGATCTATCACTGGAGGAAAGACCATAAACTCCAGGAGTGGAAAACATTCTGTGACATGATAAAGACATTACCTTATGCTAATGAGTTGCTCTTACTTGAAAATTAAAAAAAATTTTGTTATAATTATTATATAAGAAATGAAAAAACAACTTTTTTGTAAAGGACAGGTAAAAAGAAATGACAAAGAAAGAAGCATTTATTAACGAGGTTATTGCATTGGCGGGAGACGCGCCGGAGAAGGTATTCACACCCGATGCTCTGGATTTTTGGAATGGACTCCAGATAAGCGGTGATAGCGGACGTCCGCAGTTCACAGAAAATGGCAGGTTGATTCTCGACTATATGCAGAAAGAGAAAGAAACTTACAACAACTTATTTAAGGCAAAGGAAATTGGCGAGGGCTTGGGTATTTCATCAAAAACTGCGTCAGGAGCATTGAGAAAGCTGGTTACTGACGGATACGTTGAGAAAGTTGGCGAGAATCCGGTGGTTTACAGTTTAACTACGTTGGGAACGGAAGCCAACCCGAACGAAGCAGAGGGTTGACTTTCTGAAAAATTTTTGATATAATATATACATAAAGAAAAAATAGGAAAAGACGAAAGGAAAAAGATTATGCGTAAGACAATTAACAAAGTAAGTTTGGCAGGTAGAGTTTATGACTTCAAGATGGCTGAAAAAGTTTGTCAGAAGCAGGGTGATAACTTCGGCAAGACATTCATCAATGGTACACTTGATGTTGCCACAGATGAGGATTGCCTGAATATTGTTCAGGTTCACTTCACATTCGTAACTGAGGTTACAAAGAAGGGTGCAAAGAACGCAACATTCGCCGCACTGAAGAGCATCATCGACAACAACAAGACTGTTCTTACAGTTGGCAAAGACAATGCTATGATGGTTAAGATCGACACTTCACTTGACCTTAACGACTTCTACACCGATAGAAACGGTGATGAAACTCTTGTATCTGCAAAGAGAAATGAGGGTGGTTTCGTAACAGTTGTAAACTCACTTCCGGCAGAGACAAACAGATTTGAAATGGATATGCTTATCAACAACACAGTTTATGTCGAGGCTGATCCGGAGAAGAATATCGAGAAAGATTACCTTGTTGTAAAGGGTGCGGTATTCAACTTCATGGGTGCAATCAAGCCGGTTGATTTCATTGTAAAGAGCGAGGGTGGTATTAAGTACTTCGAGTCACTTGATGCATCTCCGCAGAATCCGACCTTTACAAAGGTTTGGGGTACAATCAACAACGAGACAATCGTAACTCGTA